TTGATGCATTCGTGCTGCCAGCGTAAGCCCAAACAATCGCTGTATCCAATAACCAGTTTGCGTCAAAGGCGGTCAGCCGAATGTACTCCGCGCCGTCACCGTCCGTCCAGAACTCCCAGTTCTGCAAGAAGTAGGCGGTTTCGTTCTGAAGCTCCAGCACGCCGCCCTTCTCGCGCCACACCTCGAATATGTCGCCAACGCTAAACTCATCGTATTGCAATAGACCGCGCGGTAAGTTGACTACCAATGAGCCGATAGCGTTCTGCGTCTTGATGTATTCGAGCGAATTGAACGCTTGAATTACGCCTTTTCTAACGCCCTCGTGCGTGTACCAGACTAACTCGTATCTCATAACAGCGCCCCGTCAATGCCCCAGAATAAGGGAGTCCATGAGATGAACGCGCCTGAATCGGTAGTTGCTCCAGTCATGAATAATGAGAGCGTGTTTGAACCCGGTCGCAGGTAGAAGTCACCGTAATCGCTGCCCGGCACGACGTAGCGCATCAGGTTGCCCCGCCCGCTCCAGCCTCCTTGAAATATCAGATTGAGCGGGTCGAAGAATAAGTTTATCCATTCGCCTGCGTTCAGGGTAAGCCCGTCAAACCAAACTGACTTTCCCGTGCTGTAATTAGCGATGGATTTGAGTGTGCCCGGCCCGCGTACCTGCATGAACGGGTAAGTGTTCGCGCTTGCGCTTGCCACGCCAATTTCATAGACTCGGTCTGAAACAATTCCGCATTCGGCGTTTTCGCTTGCGCTGGTGGTTGAGAACAGCCCGCCGATGTAAAGTGAGCCGTCCGAAGCAGGAAGGAGTGAAGTGGTGTAACCTGATCCCGGCAAGTCAATGTCAATCGGTAGCCACGTCCCATTAGACCAAACAGCGATTTTATCTGCAAGACTTAGATTGCCAACTTTGGTGAAAGAGCCCGAAGCGTAGAGTTTGTTGCCACGAGAAACCAATTTCTCAACTCTGTCATTGGGTACGCCACCGAATGGCACCCAAGTAGTTCCATTCCAAGCCACGAGTTTGCTTACACCGGCAATACCGCCTACGTCATTGAATCTTCCACCGACGCATAACAGCCCATTGTCAAGGAATGCAAGGCTGTTCACATCCATAGTAATATCGCCAGCGACACCCACTGGGGACATGGCGCCCGGAATGCTTGAGGTGTTGATCTTTGCTAAGTAAGGAAAACCTGCGTTCATGAATCTTCCACCGACATACAGAATGCCATTTGACGACAACGCAATGGAATTGACATATCCGCTTAGTTGGTCGGTTGTTACCGGTTGCCAGCCAGTAGACGGTCTGTACACCGCCAGATACCACACGTACGCACCGTCAGCCCGAGAAAAAGTGCCACCTGCATACAGCGCACCGTCCGGCGCAATAATTAACGAGTTTGGCGTTGCGCTCAAGCCAGTTCCTAATGCTTGTGCAGTTGGTGTACCGTCAAGACCTGTAATCTTTGCAATGTGATTATGTGTTACGCCACCAATCTGCTCAAAATGCCCACCGATATATAGGTCGCCGTTCGCATCGAACGCCATGCGATAGACATAATCACTGATACCGCTGATAACCGATTCCCACGCTTCACTCACCGGATTCCATCTCGCCAAATAATCAGCACCCGTCACCCCACCTGCTTGTGTAAACAACCCGGCAACATAGACCTTCCCGTCTGGACCTTCTACGGCAGAATGGACGTAATGATTCAAGCCTTGCACCGAGCCTTGACCTTTCATTAGGCTATCGTAGCTCGAGCCGCCCCACTTGACCCAGTTGCCGTTAGCATCTCGCTTGACAATGAATTCAGCCGGAAAGTCGGCAATCCAGTCAAGCTCTGCCCCCTCGTTGTAAGCGCCATTGAGCAAGCCCGACGGAATCGTGAAGTTGAGCACCGCCCGCTGGTAGGTCGGCAGGTCGGGCGTGTCGGAAAGTGTGGCGGGCAATGGCACGCAAACGATGTCAACCGGGTGGGTCGCTTCATCGCCGTTCACGTCAACGCCCTGATAGCGGACTATCATCTCCTGCCCGGTCAATAGGTCGGGGCGGATAAGGTCAATCACAGCCTTGCGGTTAGTCTCAATCTCGCTTAATGAGTTGCCGGTGAAGTCAACGACAATCGAGAAGTTGCGGCTCTTGCGGGTGTGCGTTTGGTACATATCCCCGCCGGAAGTCATCTTAGTCAATATCTGGTTCCAATCGCCGTGACCCAAGCCGGTCACTTGCACAATCTCGCAATAGTCGGATAGATCAACAATCTCGCCGCCCTTGCGGTATTGCGCGGAGCGGATAGAGCTTGAATTGCGGGCGTAGCTTTCCCAGCGGCAGCCGGGCATGTAGCCTTCAATAAGCGTGGTCGCTGCGGAAGCCTGCTCAAACTGAACGCCGTCAACGTAGAACGGGTCGGTGGAAGTAGTCGCATTTCTTGTAATACCTACTTTATAAGCAGATGAATTTTCTGCTGAAGTAAAAGTAACTTCTACTCTTTGCCAATAACCAGTAGCTGTAAAATTTGTTGTTGCTTTCGCCACCCATGAAGCATCATGAATTATCGCATAAAATGTTTGGCCTGACGTTCCTTTTACATAGAAAGAGAATGTGTAATCATCGCCATTTGTAACTGTCAAGCCGCCATAAGTTGCTGCTGAAGCCACGCCGGTTGCAGTATTGACCTGCATACAATACGCGCCGAATCTCTGCTCATCGCCGGTCTCTTCGATAGTCACGCCAGCGCCTGAAGCCGTCCAATCTTCTGCATGGTCGGGCGGTGAGAATATCGGATTCTTGATTTGGTTCGTGCCTTCCGCCGGCTTGATGATATAAAACTTCTTGTATGCTAAAACAGGTGCTGTCATGCTCCCCATGCCTCCATTAATTCAAACGCTGTCCTCACGTCCGCCGGGTTGCTCGAAGTCGGCATGGTCAGGTTGTAGACGTTGCCAGCCTTTGTTTCTCTCATTGCGTCCTTCACTCCCTCTCTGACAGCGTTGGCAATCTCTCTCGAGTTGACTCCAGCGCCACCTCGTAATGCCGCCATCGCTTGCGTGTTGCTCACGATCCTGCCGTCTATCGCCGGGAAGAACGGCTCTGGACCACGCTCACCGACCCAGTAGGAAGACAGCGACGCGGCTAAGCCTGAAGCGGCGGCGTGAATTGCGCCACCGGCGGCGTATAATCCCCCTTTGACAGGTGAATAAGTAACAGTGCCGGTTTTAGAAGGCGGTTGCCAGTTCCTCACTTTGCTGTCATCAACTTCGGCTTTTACTGTGAACTCTTTATCCTCAATACCCATCTGGCGAAGTTGCTCTATCTTCTCTTTTGAAGGACCATCGTTGACATCAATTTCAACTGTTTTTGGGACGATTTCGGTGTTATTGAGCGTTTCGGCTGCTTCAGCGGCATTTTTCATTGCGATTTCGCCGTTGTAAACTTCTGCTGTCATACCTTCAAGAACTTTTCTTGTGTTATCCCCTGTTACCTTCATCATATTTTGTTGGGCTCTGTATTCCTCAAAGGTTGGAATTGAATCATCAGTAGATTTATTTAATTCATCTACTTCGTCTTTCAACCATTTGACAGATTCAGCAGAATTTAGATCGACCTTAGCTAAATTTATAAGTCCAGCAGCATAATCAAATACATCTATGTTCCCATCCTTAAATCCTTGATTCAATGCTGAAACATACTGCCCCATCAACCCGAACGTTTCAAAATCTCTTTTAAGTAACTCAAAAAAATCTGTCAAGGATGGTATAACCGCCATACCAATTGAAGTAGCAAGACCGTCCCACGCTAACCCTAAATTAGCGACGGCTTCTTCGTAATCCCTTATGTCTTGAAGTTCATCTTCAGTAAAAATCAAACCGGCATCTTGTACTGCTGTCACCCCATCGGCAATGCCCTCAAGCATCGGCGCAATATCATCGCCAGCCTCACCAAATTTTTCGGTAAGGAATCGCGCCCTGTCTATTGGGTCTTCGAGATTGCCATATTCGTCCGCAATGGCAACAAGATTATCAAGCGTTGGCGGTACGCCGTTCTTGTTGAGATTCTCCATTGCCTTGTAAAGATCGTCAAACGGAACATCCGCTTTTTCAGCTTCAAGCCGCAATGCGCTCATGTTCTCAGGCGCGTCACCTGAGATACGTACAAACTCTTCAACTTCGCCGGCAATTTCGAGCACCTTGCCAACCGTGCCGTCATAAGCCAATTTGAGGGCATCAAAGGCTTTCATGGCAAGTTCGATGCCCTGATTGATACCAGTAAAAGCGTCCATTGCATTGTCGAACATGTCGCCTAAAGCGTCACTCGTTACTTTTTCTGCATCTTCAGCACCTGTGCCTAAACCACTAAAGCTATCTTTGATGTCGTCAATAACGTCAGACGCTTCATTTATTGCTTTTAATATAATTTGTACTACTGGATTAGCCATGCTTACTCCGTTGGTTGTCCCTGAATACCCGCTCGTTGCGGTCTACCAGCCAGCGCTCCCACCACACTTCGGTCAACTTCTCTTCCATTTCCTGCGCTCGCAATGGGTCATACCCAGCCGCCTCCAATACCACCGCCCAATAAGGGGGAGAGCCTACGCCTATTGTGTAGTAGTTTCTAAGCTCTCCCCGTTCGATGGGGGGACTTGCGCTTTTCTCCCGCTGATAAGCGCAAATAAGTCGTCTATCTGCTCTTTTGTGGCTTCCATCAAGGCATCGCGTGCCTCTTCAGGATCAGCAGGCTCTTTCACGTAATCCGCAAGGAATGAGCACATTTTCTCGAAGCGTTCAACTTCGTCTATCGCGCTCTTTTGCGCCTTCTGGAATTCAGCCAGGTTTTTCATGCGGCGTAAATAACCGGGTGTCCGTTCATCCGGCACTTCAAATATAACTTGTTTATTCACAAGTGTCCTTTCTACTAAGGCAATGTGTTAAGCTGGTTAGTAATAGCGACCTGGAACATACCGCCAACGGTAGAGTTGTAAGTGCCAACGAACGTGCCGCTTACAATGTCGTTGCCGTCCTGTTCACCCAGCACGTCAAAACTTGCCCATTTTCCAGCAATGTCAATGGCAAGGCTTTTCCCATCCGTGCCGGTGAAGAGCAAGCGGATAATGCGCGGTGTTTGCGCGCGCCAGTTAACCTTTTCAGCAATAGCGGTGGTATCGTGCTCGAATGTGATCTGGAGCGTGACTTCCGGTGTGGTCTGCTTGATGAAGCTGAAATACAACGCGCCGTCTGCGGTATAGACTGGCAGCCAGCCGGTATTGATGCTCAAGCTCATTCCAAGCAACTGGTTGGAAATCAAGTCCGTAGCTGGGAACGCCTTTACATCGCTAATATACAACTTGCCCATACCGAACAGGATTTCTTCAACGTCAGCAATGGCGATGCCAGTTGTGAACGCTCCAGCCTCAACTTGCCGGCCAACGATTTCAGCGCTCATCATCAAAGCCTGTCCAGCCGAACCGGTCAGTGAGATGGAACGCGCGAAGGCGTAACCAAACTCTTCTGCGGCTGCGTTATCCCCACCCTCAACTGTATAAGTTGCCAGATCAGTTGACGACACCAGATCGGTAGACGCGTAAGGCATAACGTAGGTGTAGGTGTAATCAGACGTTCCTGTGGGGGTTGGAGTTACGCTCTCAATGCCCATCTCAAATAAGTGGGGAAGTTGTTCGAATGTCGCTTCGGTGTCGTTCAGCGTCAAGCCTGCCTCATAGCGGGCAATGTACGAACGCCCCACCGGAACTAACATGCCAATATCTTCAGTCGGGAAGACCAGATCCATGTTGTCATGGATCGAACCAGTCCCGCGCCAAATAATATCAGCGTCTACTTTTGTTCCAGGTGTAGCCTCGCGACCAAGCTGGATTTTTCTTAATGCTCTAATTCCAGGTGCCATTATATCTCCTCATGAGTATCATCCGC